TGTGATCAACTGCACTTAAATCCCCTCCCCAATAAGGGTTGTTAATATATAGATATTCCCAGATATCAAGAATATCTGCCTCATTAAGTTCAACCTGTGCTGATAACTCTATCGTACTAAGCTGGAATGTAGAGGAAAGAACATATTGAGGGTGATCGTTAGCATCTAGATTTGCTAAAAGGCTGTGATTTCCTGCGTTACTTTCGACATAAGCTGATAGTGCAACAGTAGAAGCTTCTATACTGTTTACTAAACTGCTCAACGCAGAGTTTGTAGCAGATAGAACATACTGAGGATGATCATTATCTCCAAGACCAGTAAGTAATCCGTGATCAACAGCACTTCCACCTCCTATAGGAACTGCGTTTTGCCACTTACCTGTAGCAGAGAAATAAACTAAAGTTTCTCCGTTAACAGGATTGGTAATAATTATATCATTAATAGAAGATAAGTCTTTTTCAAATTCTAACCCTGAAGAAGACCACGACGATCCTGTCCATACTAGACTATCTCCTCTTACTGGAGGTGTTCCTATGGAAACATCTAAAAGATCCGAGGATAGTGATAAATTGTTTATACCGACCAGATTTACTAAATCAGCAATGCTAGAAACTCCAGTGCCTCCATGAACAATTCCAAGGGTATCACCTGTTTGGAATTCTCCAATAGTAACTGTTCCGTTTACATTTACTAACCTTAAAGGTACTCTATCTGCCATAACATATTATATACTAAAACAACAGATAAACTAGTTAATTCAGTTTTAGTCTCCAGGGTGTAAAGTGTTATCTTTTCTAGTGTTACTCAAGGTAACAACACCGTAAGTAATAGCGTATACTACACTTGTAGGAGCAGCCGCCGTATGGGATAAGAAAATTGCTGGAGATGCGTCATTGCCGTTTAATGATAAAACAGCAGAACCTGTTTGAATTGAAGCCGCTACACCAACTGATCCAGAAGCTCCCATTGACAGTAACCCGGATGCTTCTGGATAATCAAGAACATTAAGTTCAGAATTTACAGATGTGGGGCTTACAAAGAATAAACCATCAACACCTGTTGACCCACTGACAGCTTCTACTTTTACATAGTTACATGTTATAGAATCATCTCCGGTGTCCTTTAAACCTATGGATACTCTGTCCTGATCATTTAAAGTTACAAGTTTAGTAAATGGCCTAAGTACTTCTCTCATCATTCATCCTCCAAATCTTGTGGGCTATCAATAAGCTCCTCTAGATCAGAAAGAGTCTTCATAAGTTCTGAAGTGCTGATGCTATCAACTGGCTCAACTTCCTCTTCCTGCATAGCTTCTATCTCCTCTCCATCCTTCTTAGACGAAGAGCCTTTCTTCTTCTTAGAAGCTCTTAATTTCTTAAGGTCCTTAGCGTCAATATCTCCATCGCCTCCCTCAGGCTCTACATCTAGTTTTTTCTGACCACCTACAAGTTTCTCTAGGATCATTTGTACAAACTCGTCTACATCTGAGGTCAAGGACTCAGTAAGGGAGAATGTAGAGATGACCTCTTTCTCGTTGTAAAGATCAGAGTAACCAGCTTCCTCAAATATAAAGCGAATACCCTCATTAATGTCGATTGCCTCTACGCCATTCTTAGACTTAAGCATAGCAGCAAGGTTGTTTAAGGATTCCTTTATGATGCTGTTTCTTGGAGATAGTTTAGCAATACACTCGAAAATCAAGCTCTGAGTGTTGAGTAGTGTTTTGAAGGTTGGAGTTTCCTTAATGTTATTAATGTTAACGCCGTACTTCTCCTGTAGAAGATTAGAAACAAGCTCCTTAAGGGGCTTCTTCATCTCGAAAATCTTACCAACATACTCCTTAAGCTCGTTCTTAGTGTAAGAAACGCTTTCGTGTAGAGTGTTTAAGCAGTTGCTTATAGTGTTGGATAATTTCTTCTTGGAGACTAAAGAAAGATAAGGAATCTCTATCACTGCTTCAATAAGAGCCTTTGCTATTTCTTCTTCATCTTCTTCAAAGATGTTCATAGCTAGTTTTGAAATAACTGGCTCGCTTACCCATACAGTATCAAATGCTTTCTTGGACTCTAGTATTTCCTTCTTTACAAGCTCCTGACGGCAGATCATCTCGTAAATGTCCTTGTTATCATTTCTAGGAATACTGAAGGACCCGTACTCCACAAGCTGCTCGAAAGAGGTTCTTGGAATATTGAAAGCCTTTGAAACTGTGTTTGAAAGCTTTACAGCGTTTACAATCTCTGGAATCTGAGAAATCTGATCCTTGTTCTCAGCTAAGAAGGATGAAACTTTATCAGAGATCTCAAAGAATCTATCAACCTCCTTAGTTTTTACAATGTTAAAAGTGTTGTTGAAGGACTCAGATTGTTCTTGAAGTTTGCTAACGGTCTTGTTGAACTTAACTTTCTCAGACCAGTTAGAAACAATAGTTCCAAAGAGATCACCAGCGCCTGCAAGATTATCACTGTAGATACTCTCCACAAACAAAGAAATTTGATCCTTTACAGAAGAATCAAATTTCTCTTGGTCACTAAAAGCTTCCCCTGACTCAACCTGAATATTATCAAGTATCATCTCCTCACCAAAGTAATAATTACCCTGGATGACATTACCGCTTTCTGTTACAAATGTAGCGACTGAGTTAAAGTCATCAATTGAGAACAATGTAACATTCTCACGGATGGCATGACCTAAACTATCGGCCATGAGGTTTAAGTCAGAGACTTTCTTATTTCTGTTTTTGAAGAATTTTTCCATAGCTATGATTTTTCTTTTAATTCTCTAAATATATAGGCTTTAAAACTATATACTTTTCTTACTTATCCTTATTTTTAAGTATTCTAGCAATAGCCTTGTATTTTTGGGAGTCTTTCCCTTCTTCAAGCAGGTACTTTTGCTTGAGTTGCACTAAATAGTCCGTATCCTCCTTTTTAGGAGTTGCTTTTGGCTTAGGTTGGGACTTATTGACATCAATGTCGTTCTTAGCTTGGTTATCAGCCACCGCCATGTCCATAGCGGCCTGATTTTGAGACACAGCCATATCAGTTTCGCCTTGAGCTTGCGTCTGTTGCATTTGACCAGCGGATTGAGCTTGTTGTTGCATTGATATTTGCTCGGCTTCCTGTTGATTTTGCTCTTCACGCTCCTTATCAAGATCTCTTTTAATAATTTCGATCTCAGTATCAGTAAGATTATAGAATTCTTTGTAAATATGGCTCATTGGGAAGAGTCCAGTACCTACAACAGCCTGAACAACGCGAGCTTTGGCTTCATCAATCTCTAATTTACGCTTGATAAAGACATCAGAAGCGTCAGGAAGCTCAATTTTTAGTCTTCTAATGATACCAGAAGGGTATTCTAGCATCTCAAGATGCTTTTTAGCAATACTTTCAAAGCCTTGAACTACGCAATCCTGAACTCTTTTGATAACGCGAGCAAATTTAACATCAAGTTGGCTTAGGTTAGCCTTTCTTTCAGGTGATTTGTCATACTCAACGATGTAATCCTTAGGAATCTTAAGAGTTGCAAGCAGTTTATCACGGAAATACTTGACATCATCAACCTCACCAAGGTTCTGAGCCCCAGGAAGTGTCTCAATTTTAGTTCCTTGGTTGCCCCTAATAGGTACAAAGAAGTCTTCATCGACTGCAAGAGGGTTGTAACGACCATCAACCTTGCTTTGATTGTGGAATTTCTCCTTCTTGAAACGAGTTTTCATCGTCTCAAGGAACGCTTCGGCTTTAGAAGATGGTAAATTACCTACATCGACATAGAAAATGCGTCTTTCAGGCGCTCTGGATAGGCGATAAACGAGCATTGCGTCCTCCATAAGCTTTAGAGAACGATAAACTCGTATAGCACCAGCCAAAATAGACTTACCGTATGGGTAATACTTAGGATCTGAAGTATGTAGACGGAAATGAATGATCTGGTTCTTGTCTAGTTCGACATAAGTAGAAGAGTTCTCATGCCACATTCCCGTATTACCTGATTCATTAGGTATTTCTTGAAGGAATGTTTTTAGATATCCGAACTTATCTTCTACCCTTATGATGTAGTAAGGGTTGAGAAGTTTAATCTTATGGATACCGTCTTCCATACGATTACCATTAGCTACAATCTCAACAAAGAAGTCGCCATACTTACAGGCACCTCTTACGATGTCCCAATAGTACTTATCAAGGCGAATTCTGTCAAAGAGTTTCTCGACTTCTTCAATAGCGTCGATGCTATCTGACCTTACCAACCAACGCTTATTTCTAATATCTTTCTGGGTGGAGTCATCAGCATAAATGTCTAGAGCAGCAGTAATTTCAGGATAATCATCCATCTTCTCATACTCATCGTATCTACGCTTTCTGTTAAGCTCAGACTCAGTTATAAATGGAAGACCTCTGGTATAGCCCCATACAGGACTTGATAAGTTATCAGGAGCAACTTTGTTAATTACAACATCACCCTCTATAGCCCTAGGATCACCACCAGCAGCAGCGAGCTTCTGTTGAGCCTGTGTACCAAAGAACTTAGCAAAGATCTTAGACATGTACCCAGTTGAATACATGCTAGTGACTCCACCATCACCCATAGGCGTCCATGTGGTAGCTCCTGGCCCCGCATTCTCTACTATTTGATCAACCATGTAATATCCTCTTCAACTGTACTGGCTCCTCCAAAAACCCTATGGGATTTTAATGGCATAGGAGGCTTCCTCTCTTGGGTAGGGTTAAATTTAACTATCTCGGGGTTGCTTTCTCTATAGCGTCTTCCACCATATATAGATAGTGCTAAACTCATCACAAGATCATCATTTTGTCCAGTATCTGCTTTAACTTTGCCATTATCGCTGATAATGAAGGTATTAAGTTCCATAACAGTTCTCTTAGAATTAATTTTAACTTCACTCATGCGAATCGCTTCTTCCATCTCGACTAGAATAGTGTCACGATTCTTAGCTGTTACCTGTAATCCCATTTGCTGTTTCTCGTCAAACCAGACATTCTCGTACTCAAGTTGATCGAATAAGTAATCAAGTAAATTGTTACCTATCGTATTCCTTTCAACGAGAACCGGACATAAATTATAATAGGTGCCTTCGTCAAAGCAAATACGAGCAAACTCGTTTATAGGTGTGGTGTTAGAGTAAAACTCAGCAACCTGCTCACCTGAATAAAGATCAATAATTTGGAAAGCAGAATAATCACGCCCACGACCCAACGCCACATCGACCGCCATAAAGTATGTCGAGTTAGGGTCTGGATCTTTCCACACATACATTCGGTTATTGTACTTACGATAGAAGTTATCACTTATGTTCTCCGTCAGTGCTTG